GCACCCGCCGCGATCCTCGGCGCGAAGACACTCGACGAACTCGAGGACGTCGACACGCACCTGTCCGCCACCGGCATGATGCTGACGAAGCAGGTGGACGGAACGTGGCGAGGATCCAACATCGTCATCCCGCTGAACCGGCTGTCCGATGTGATCGCCCCGGCCGACACTCCCCCATGGCAGTTGCTCACCACCACGGGTGTCGGCGAGTGGGAGCCGATGCCGGCGGACTGGATCGTCAACAAGGCGATCGCCCCGCTGCAGGAGGAGATCGGCGATCCGCGTGCGGTGGCCGCGCACACCGACCTGGTCGGCTACATCGCTGAGGTCGAGGCGCGGCTCAGCGCGGTCGAGGGTTCCGACGAACCCGTGCCCTCCGCCCATCGGCTGTACGTCGACAGGTATGCCCCGCCCACCGGCACGGGCGGCACCCGGGTGACCGCCACCGGCATCACAGGGACGACCACGGCACAGTTGTATCTTGCGACCTCCCCCGGCCAGGACGGTGTCGTGTACCCGGATCTCGGTTCGATCAGCGGTGGGCAGGCGGTGTGGGCGCACTTCGGCAGTTCCATCGGTCGGGTGAGACTGGCGAACGGCTCCAACGTCTACGGCTCCGCGCTCAAGGAGTGGATACGCAAGGAGTCGATCCTCACCGTCCACCGTGACGACAGCAACCCTGCCGAGCCAGCCCTGGTCGTCGACCGTGTCGACGTTCCCACCGCTGCCGGGTCGAGCCTGAGCCTGGACTCGCTCAAGAATGTCGCAGCTCCGGCCAACACCCCGGCAGGCAAACTGCTGGGCACCACGGCCACAGGTGAGTGGGGGCCGGTGGACACGGGCAATGCGAGCGAATGGTTCTGGGACGTTCGTGCGCCCAACGGGCAGAATGACATCGGCTCCGACGACAACGACTTCTTCATCGACACGGCGACCGGCGACGTGTACACCCGAAAGCCGGTCACCGGCATAATCCCAGGAGGAACCTGATGGCATGGACGAAGGCGGGTAACATCCGTGGACCTGAGGGTCCGGCGGGTCCGCAAGGAAACGTAGGCCCCGAAGGCCCGATCGGTCCCACAGGCCTGACCGGGCAGACCGGCCCGAAGGGTGACACCGGAACGGCTGGGGCGACCGGACCGCAAGGCCCGGAAGGCCCCCAGGGTCCGAAGGGCGATCACGGCACCGGGCTGCAGGTGCTGTCGGCTGTCGCCACCGCCGACCTGCTGCCCACCACCGGGAACACCCCCGGCGATGCGCACCTCGTGACCTCCACCGGCAACCTGCACATCTGGGGGGACGACGGGACCTGGCACGAGCTGGGGCATGTTCAGGGACCGACCGGCCCGGCAGGTGCGCAGGGAACACAGGGTCCGCAAGGTATCCAGGGTGTCGCCGGTACGCACGGTTCGGTGATCCTGCACGGTGACGGGCCTCCGCAGTCCGGCACCGGGGTCGAGGGCGACTACTGGATCAACCAGCAGGACTCGACGGTCTGGGGCCCGAAGACAAGCAGCGGATGGGGTGCCACGAGTTTCTCGATCAAGGGTGCGACCGGCCCGGCGGGAGCAGCTGGTGCTGCTGGTGCGGCGGGTGCCCGTGGCTCGGCCTGGTTCACCGGGCCTGGTGCCCCGACCACAGTGGACGGCAGCGCGGCCGGTGACCTGTACCTCGACACCACCAGCGGCGACGTCTACAAGTTGGACTGACAGATGCCGTGGAACAAGGAGACCAACATCCGGGGCCCTGCTGGGCCACCGGGTGCTGACGGTGCGCCTGGCGCTACAGGACCGGCTGGCCCTCCGGGTGCTGACGGCGCAGCAGGGCCGCAGGGTCCGGCTGGGCCACAAGGAGAAGTAGGCCCGAAGGGCGACACAGGTCCGGCTGGCAGCGTCGATTTCGCCACGGCTGACGCCCGCTACGTCAACGTCGACGGCGACACGATGACCGGCGATTTGGTAGTCCGCGACGAGGTCATCCTGCAAGGCGCTGGTGGTGCCGCTGACGGAGGTGGCGGCTCGATCCGCGCTGGCGGTTCCCGGTACACGCTCGTCCTGAAACCGTGCAACGCCGACTCCTCCTATGCGGATACCGCCGAGTTGTATTTCGACTCGACAGCGCAACGGTGGGTGGTTGAATCGGACTTCCGTATGGAAGGCGCTGTCGACATCAGAGGCAAGCCCGCTGGCCGGGTGCATGTCCAGGCGACCGCTCCGACCGGGGTGCAGGACGGCGACCTGTGGGTGGATACATCTCCCGGGGGTGGTGGCGGGGCGATCGGTGGGTCGCTCGGCTCGTTCGACCAGATGCCGGAATGGGGAGCCGGGACATGGCGGACATTCCTATCCACAGACCTTCGCGCACCGGCCGGGTACGGCCCGTTCTACGTCCAGGCGTGGGCACGCGGTGAACTGGTCCGTGCGAACGGCGACGGCCGCTGGGACATGGTCGTGAAATGCCAGGACGACACGAAGAACATCATCATGGCCGTGGCCCTGCCGTACACCGAAGCCGGGGCGTACATGAATACGTCGATGGGGCTGTTCGGCCCGTTCCCCGACGGCGGCGCGGCCGCGATCATGGTCGGTGCTCAACGTCCCTACGGCAGCGGCACGAGCCGCACCGCGTGGAACTGTCAGGCCGGTTATCTCATCATTCCGGCGAGGCGCTGATGGCCGACCTCCTGGCGCAGCGGCAGAAGACGACCGCCTGGTTCCAGCATTCGATGAGCGACTTCGCCCTGCTGACGCACGGCGGGGAGTTCGTTGTATCGGCACCAACCCTCGCTGTCACCGATGTCACCCAGTCGCGGATCAGGCTGTACGGCGCTGACGCTTCGCCGGGGTACAACGCCCGGCCAGCCGTGATGCAGGGCTGCAAACTGATCAACAAGGGCATCCAGTTCCGGTCGCCCGCCAGGCCGAGTGCGGTCAACGAAGGGCTCGCGCTGGAATGCGTCTTCCTGACAACGGTGACGGCATTCAACTTCTTCGGCGGGGCGTGGGGCCGTAACATCGTCCGGTACCTCGGGCCGTACGCCTACGACATCGCCATCGACATGTCTCCGTTGAACGACGATCCCGGCTCGACGGTCGGGGTGGCACGCTGCAATGTGGGCGACATCGGCGGCACGCACATCGCCGTCCACACGAAGGTGAGGGACGCTCAGATCAACGACGGGAGGTCGCACCACCTGTGCATCACCCATGCCCCCGCCCCGCAGGCGACGGGCGCGGTGAAGATGTACGTCGACGGGGAGTTGACCTGGGTGTGCGATCTGATCGCGGACAAGACGATGTTCTCGTTGGAAGCCGACTGTCTCAACGCCGGGGTGGAGAACTACTTCACACACCCGGACGGTGACATCTCGCATCTGGCGGCGTCCCCGGCCACGGCGGTCAGCGAGGTGGAGATACGCAACCGTGCGAACCTCGCCAGGTTCGGCTTCGACACCCCACAGGCCACACCTGGCAGGAACCCGGTGTTGGGTAAGGCCGGTGACAAGTGGGTTCAGGTGCTGGACGGATCACGACGGAAGGTGAAGACATGAGTTACCAGTCGATAGCGCGGGCCGCTTCGGATGCGGCGTTGCGGCAGCGCATCGCGGCGTGTGTCGCGGAACAGGGTCACGCCGGGGACACGTTGCAGACCGGGGCACTCGCTACTGCCGACGCAATCCAGTGGCAGGTGTGCGCGGAGCCGGGCTGGGGTGATGCGTGGGATTCGGCGCTGGCGTCCGGCAACCTGGCGCCCGGCAGCGACCCGGCGGTCATCTCCGACGAGATGATCCTGTCGGCGGTGCAGAAGCATCTGGGCGGGTAAGCCTATGTCGCAGATGTACTACAAGACGAAGGACGGCCAGCTCGTCCCGATGGGCGCTGCCGGCCCGGAAGGCCCGGTCGGCCCACAAGGCCCGCCGGGTCCGCAGGGAACCGCCGGTCCGACCGGGGCACAGGGGCGGGAAGGACCTCGCGGTCCTGTCGGTCCTGCCGGTGCTGACGGTGCTGACGGTGCTGACGGCGCTGACGGTGCCGTCGGGCCTGCAGGTCCGAAGGGTGACACCGGGGCGCAGGGCATCCAGGGACCGCAAGGAGTTCCCGGTGACCTGACGCAGGCCGTGGCTGACACCCGCTACCACCCGATCAACCGTGTCAGGGGCGGGTTCTTCAGCGGTGCTACCGACGGCGCCGGCCGTGCCTTCTTCAATGTCGGGGCATCCCCCACCGGGAACTGGGCGGTGACAGTGACATGGTGCAACACGGGGGTCGACCTGTCGCAGAAACCCGGTGTTCCCGTGCTGGCGATCGAGGCGGTCAACGGAACCACAGGTGACGTCACCCTCCACGCCTACCTGTCGCATGACGCGGCGAAAGCGAGCCTGGTGTCGTTCACACCCTTCAAGTTCTACTGGACGGCGGTGGCCTACTGATGGACGAGAACGACATCCTCGAAGCGTTCGGTGCCGTGTGCATCGGCATCGGACTCGGACTGCTGCTGCTGGCAGCACTGGAAAGGTGGTGGGGCGGATGACCGACGACGACAAGTCCTGGATCAAGTCGCTGCCGTTGCTGCTGACCGCTGCGATCCTGCTGATCATCGGTGCGTACAGCTTCTGGGCGAAGGGCAACAACACACTGTCCATAGCCGTAGCCTCCGTTGGCGTGTTTGTTCTGGGAGCATGGTCCTCAACAGCCGTTGCAGACTGGAGCAAGACGCATCGCGGATCGAAAGGAGAAAGCAATGCCGGATGAGGACATCGAGTATCCCGAGCAGACGCTCGAGGAGATGGTTGGGTCGCCGCCGGAACCGGATCTCCCGTTCACCCCGGAGCCGGATGACGACGACGACGTCCCGGAAGATGAGGAGGACGACGAATGAGCCGGCCGAAGAACGACGTGATCAGGGCGCACCTGATCGACAAGCGTAACGACAAGGGCTGGAAGCAGCTCGGCGCGATCCGCTACGGCCTGTGCCTATGGGCCAGCCAGGAGATCCTGGCGCAGTACGGTGCCTACCACGTTTCCCCGTCGGCGGCCGCATTCGCACGCACCCATCCGCTGCACCACAAGCCGCGGGTTGGCGACATGCTGCTCTGGTACGGGGGCAGCCACGGCTACGGCCATGCCGCCGTCTACCTGGGTCACCACAAGATGCTGTCCACCGACATCTTCGGCGGAGGCTCGATGCGGGTCGGGCCGGTCAGCGCCGTCCACAACCGTTGGGGCCAGCACTTCGCCGGCGCCTGGACACCGCCCGAACTGACTGGTCCGCTGTGGAAAGACCAGCACCACAGGCGGCGATGACAGATGGACCTCACCCAGGTGGAGCGTGTCGTCTGTGACGGCACCGAGATCGCGGCAATCATGCTTGGCACGATGTGTGTCTGGCCTGATCCGTGGACCGACATCTGGGACGAGGGCAACCCCCTGACATGGGAGGACGGGTGGCGCGACCGCTGGTCTCCTCTGTCCCCACCGCCCACAGGAGATGAGGAACAGACCAATGGGCCTTAGCAGCGCACCCGACTTCCCGTACCCCGGCGGGTCACCGGGGAAGGAACCGGCCGACCCGGTAGCCGGCAAGCCAGGGCACTTCGCCTGGTCACGCTGGATCAAGGAGTTCGTGAAACGCCTCGACCGGGAGTCGGTGAAGAAGTCCGGCGACACGATGACCGGGCCGCTGGTGCTGGAGAACGGCACCTCGGTGGTGCAGGCACGCACGGAGTCCGGTGCCCTGGTCGTGTCCGGCCCGATCGTCGCATCCAGTCCGACGCAGCCCGAGCACCTGGCGACACGGCAGTACGTGGAGACCCGGGTGCCGGTGTTCCACGAGGCGACGTTGACGGCGGCCGCCGACGGCTGGGCACCCGCCACCGGGCTGAAGGCCGGGGCCGTCGTCTACTCGGTGACGGATGTCAGTTCCACGCCGACCACCACGCAGCTGCTGCTCAACCCGGCGACGAACGCCGTCTACCTGGGCGCGAACGCCACCCGCAAGATCCGATTCTGGTACGTGTAGGAGACGCCCATGTCATCGTTGCTTCCCACCCCGGAACCGGCCGATCCGGTTGAAGGCGCACCCGGCCACTTCGAGCACACCAACTGGGTGAAGCGTGCGCTGAAGGCGCTCGATGCCGGGCTGTTGCGACGGCCAACAGGAACAGTGCCCGCCGGACGGGTGCTGGGCACCACTGCCGAGAACACCTGGGATGCGATCGACCCGGTGACGATCGGTGGTGTGCCGCGCGGTGTGATCGTGGCGTTCCACGGTTCGACGATCCCCGGCGGCTGGGCGGTGTGCGACGGCAGCAACGGCACGCCGAATCTGAAGGACAGGTTCATCCTCGGCGCCGGTACCGCGTATGCCGCCGGTAGCGACGGTGGCGAGGCGGCTGTCACGCTGTCGGCCGCGCAGTCCGGTGTCCCGGCGCACTCGCACACCTCGAACGACGCGGACGCTGCGCACTCGCACTCGATCAAGCAGCGCAATCTGATCCACTCGCACGGGATGAATGGCGCAGGTGGGCACAACCACACACTGTCCGGTGACGACAATGTCATCAAGAAGGGTGACGGGGGGTTCTTCCGCCGCATCACTGGCGGTGCCTCTGGCGCGTTCGACGCGACGGGCGGCGTTGGTGACCACACCCACGCCATTCACAACGCCTGGGATGTCCCGGACAACTGGACGTTCCCGGTCGAGCAGGCGAACGCCACGCACAAGCACACCATCAACGCCAACGCCGCGGCCGCCGCGTCGCAGCCGCACAACAACATGCCCCCGTACTACGCCCTCGTCTATATCATGAAGCTCTGAGGGAGGTGACGACATGGCTGATCTTCCATCCGTCAAATGGCTCGGCCTTGGGGCCAGTGCCAATGTGAAGAGTTCTGCGATCAAGCACGGGGAGCAACAGAAGCGGGAGGCGCAGAACGAATACGCGAAGTCGCTGCCGTCATCGAAGCCGTCAGGTCCGGCTCTTGAACAGCAGTGGGTCTCGCAGCAGGCCAGGCAGCAGCTCTTCCCGGTAGGTGCGACGGCCGCCGTGTCCTCCGCGATCCCCAACATGCCGTCGCAGGCCGAGCTGACCGTGCTGCAGGACCTGGGCTGGGAGACTCCCGGCCTCGACAAGCCGGTCGGGAAGAAGGATGACGAGGAGCCGTTCAACTACCAGGACAAGCGGATCAAGCAGAGCGAAGCGTTCGACTACGGGATGAACGAGCAGCAGATCAAGAGTCTGCAGGATCTGTACAAGGACGTGCCCGGGTTCAAGCCGCCCGACCAGGACACGGCCACGTCGATCCGGGTGATGGCCGAGAAGAACGAACTGGCCCCCGTGACCTGGAAGCAGTGGGACAAGATGAGCCCCGACCAGCAGAAGGCCGCGACGTGGAACTCGCTGCTGTGGAAGGCCACGCAGCGGGACATCCGGCTGGCCGATGAACGGTCGCAGCAGGACTGGTCACCGGAACGCCAGCAGAAGTACGACGACAGCGTGACGAAGATCTTCGGCGAGGACGGCGGGTCGGAGATCCGCGCGATCAACACGGTCAAGCTGCTGGAAGAAGTCGACATCACCGCTGTCGGTCACGACCTGGACGAGTACCTGTCCGGGGAGAGAATGATCACCGCCGAGGAGATGAAGAACTTCAAGGTCGGGACCGCCGAACCTGTGCAGGCGGAGATCCGCGAAACCGCTGGGCAGTCCGTCACACCACGCGCCGGCTATCCCGGTAGTTCGGCCCCGGTGGGGACGACCACCCCCGAGACGGGCAGCGAGATCACCAACTACGAGCAGCTGCGCTCATCGGAGAACCTTGCGAAGTTGGACGCTGCGGCGGTCAAGGCGGTGGACGACGAGATCCGGGAACGGATGTCGAGCGCCGAGACCATCGGCTGGAACGTGCCGTCCGTGCTGTCCCCGAAGGAGGAGAAGTGGACCTCCGACAGGATCCCTATGACCTACGGCACTCCTGCCCGCCGAGGCATCGAGCCAGATTCCTACACCGCTCAGAAGGAAGAGTGGTTCAACAACATGTGGCTCAACCTGAACGACCCGGACCAGAAACTCGAGGACGCTCTCAAGGACATCCAGGTCAACATGCAGAAGGGCGGCTTCGACCAGGAACTCCAGCAGGAGGTGTGGGACTGGATCGACCGAACCACCAGGTGGCAGGGAGAATACGGCCGGCCCGACGACCTCGGGTATCCACTGCGTGATCCGCACGAGATCCGCAAAGCTCTCGGATGGGAGAAGTAATGGCAGTCATGCCCGGGCGTCCGAAGGGCAAGCGCCCCTCTGCGAAGCCGCCCACATCCACCGTCCCGGTGTCGGCGACAGGTACGAAGCCGACCGGCACGAAGTCGACCGGCACCAAGACCCTCGGCAAGAAGTCGACCGGCACATCCAGCAAGAACAAGGGCGGATCTCCGGCCGACAAGTCGCTGCGCATGCAGGAGGAGCGGGACGAGCGGGCCGGCAAGTCCGAGCTGCAGAAGGCCCGAGACCTCGAGGCCCAGCTGGAAGCGTTCAAGCTCGCCCTGTCGAAGAAGGGTCTGTCGAAGGCCCGCAGGCAGAACATTCAGGACGTCGAGCGTGCGCTGCGCAGTCAGCTCAGGGAGGCGAAGACCGCGGCCACGCAGCGGTACGACGCGTTTCTCACCGCAGGCCGGAACGCAGAGATGGACACCGGCCGGGTCGCCGAGACCGGCATCACGAACATGATGCGGGAACGCCAGGAGGCGATGACGCAACTGCTCTCCCAGGGCGCCGGGGAGACGGACGCCATGCGGGCGATGCTGATGGCTGCACGGAACTGGCAGTCCAACGCCGGGGAGTCCAACCGCGCCTACTTCGACTCGATGGCCAGCACGAACGCCGGGATCACCGACCTGTCGCTGGACACCGAGACGTCGATGGCGAACGCCTGGCGTGGTGCCGAGTCGGAGAAGGACCGGCTGTGGCAGGAATACTGGAAGTCACGCGCCGACACCTTCACCTCCCGCTCCAACGTCTACAACCAGATGATGGCCCACTACCGGGTCGCCGAGGCGTACGACGTCGAGCCGAAGAAGGGCAAGAAGAAAGAGGCCAAGGCCGGGATCGAGGAGGACTCGGTGGCCTCGGCCAAGGCGATGTCGAAGTCGTACCGGCAGAAGAGACTGCCGGGCTGGATCGCCAAATACTCGGCCGGGCCACAGTTGGAGGCCAAGCAGAACAACACCAATCTGGCAGCAGCGATGACGATCGAGCCGACGGTCAAAGCTGAAGGCGCATCGCTGCGCAGATGGGAAGAAGGCGAAGCCGTATGAACATCGAACTGAGGCTCACCCTGGACGACGCCGTCGCCGAAGTGCTCGGGATGCTCACCGGCCTGGACCTCACCTACGAGGCCGAGTTCGACCGCTACCGTGCGATCACCCGGCAGTTGAACCGTGCGCTCCGGGCCAACGCGCTGGAGGCCGAATGGTCGTACTACGCCTCCACCCTGGAGATCGGGAAGGCCTCGCTCGGGATGCGGGAGTTGCAGCTCCCCAGCAATGTGCGGCCGCGCATGACAGCCGACGACGCCGTCCGGTTGCTGGACGAGGACCGCACCGTGAAGTGGGCGTACTTCCTGCCACGGGCCTCACTGTCCAAGTACGAGTGGCAGCAGGGCTTGTGGTGCGCCTGCACCCGGCAGTCGCTGCTGTTCTCCCGGCCGCTCACCGCAGCCGAGGAAGGGCTTGTCATCCAGATCCCGGTGATGCGGGAGCCGCGCATGTTCCGGCTTCCCGAGTCCGGCGAGGAAGTGCCCGACACGATCCGCCAGCAGCTCATCGACTTCAACTACCCGGATGTGGTCACGGCACGGGCCGCGTTCTTCTACGCGCAGACCGACCCGGTGATGCAGCCACGGGTGCCCACCCTCGAGTCCGGCTACAAGGACGTCATGTACCAGGTGATCGAGCAGGACACCCGGATGTCCGACACCCCGTACTCCAACTCGTTCACGCTTCCGGTGGAGAGCGGCCTGGTGCCGGAGAACACCATGCACCGTCACCCGCACGCCGACTTCTGAGGAGCACCTGATGGCCGGAGCGAAGAAGCAGACACCGCCCCCGATCGACCGACCGCTGTCGAGGGCGTACCTGCGCAACTTCACCGGCTGGTCGACGGCCTGGCCTCCCGGGCTGTCCGACCCGACCTCGTGCCGGCTGATGGAGAACATGATGGTCACCCGGGACAAGGCGCTGACCGTGCGCCCCGGGCTGCGCTACCTGTCGTACGTGAAGACCCCTGACATGAACGCGGTCGCCGACGCCGTCCCCGGTGAGGCGTTCGACATGCCGCTGGTCGGAACGCTGGAACCGTTCTACATCGAGGGGAATGTGCGGGCGATGCTGTTCGCCGTGCGGGAGAAGGACGGCACCGTCGGCTTCCGGGTGCTGATCCTGTCCAACCCGCACAAGACGGTGTTCCGGCTGACCGACAAGGAGATCGGGTTCTTCATCCCGCAGGGTGAGGAGTCGCTGAACTTCGACGCCGCCACCAAGTACGTGTCGTACGTGCAGATCGACAACCGGATCCTGGCGATGTCCGACTCCGGGCAGTCGTCGATCCGGCTGTTCAACGTGGGCGCGGAGAAGACGGCGAAGAAGCTGAACTCGATCACCTACCCGGACTGGGTCAACGAGCACAAGCTGCAAGTGGTGCATCCGTTGGGGCAGTGGGTGGCGAAGATCGCCATCACCACCAGGCGCAACGAACTGCTGAACCCGTCGTTCGAGGTGGGCACCCTGCACTGGAACAAGGGCGCCAACAACGAGTGGACCACGACACGGGACGTATCGGTCGACGGCCGGTCATCACTGGTGATCTGGACCGAGCCGACCCGTACCAACCTGGCGACCTCGCCGCTGCACAACGTGGCGGCCACCGGCATCGGCGGCTGGCATCCCGGCAAGGAGGACCCGAAACTCTCCAAGGACGGTGACTGGCTGAAGCTCACCGACGCCAAGGGCACCAAGGTGTTCTTGGCGTACAGCGCGAAACTGTCCGGCATCGAGGAGGGCAAGCGGTACCAGCTGGCGTTCGGGTTCGAGCTGAGCAAGGAGGCGCAGCTTCGGGCCAGGATCCAGTGGTACCGGAACAACGGCTCCGAGATCGGCGACCAGGTCAAGTTCCTCCCGACGCAGAAGGACGGGCGGTGGGAGTCGCCGGCGATGGAGGCTCCCAGCAACGCGGTGTCGGCCAGGATCTACCTGGGCGCGGACAGCACCGACAAGGGTGCGTCCTGGGCGAAGTTCCGCAACGTCTGGTTCGGCCGGGCGAACGAGGGCACCGCCATGCTCAGCGGCGACTCGGGCACGGACTGCTTCTGGCTGGGCACACCGAACGAGTCGAAGTCGGTGTACCACCCGACCACCAACGTGTCGATCACCTCGTCGCTGGTGAACGTGATCCCCGGCAAGCCGGTGGCCGGCAGCATGCACGTCAACTCGCTGAACGGGCCGATCAAGGAGGTGGACGTCTACACATCCGTGTTCGACAGGAACACTTCGCTGATCGGGAATCCGGCGATCAAGACGGCGCACAGCGGTCAGAACGTGTGGAACCGGATAGGCGTGGTGAACAACGCCGGCCCGAACTCTGTACGCGCCGCCATGCAGGTGACGATCAAGAACGTGCAGCGCGGGGACAAGATCGCCCTGGACGGCGGGATGCTCGAGTCGAACGCGCCGAGCGTCGGGACGTACTACTTCGACGGGTCGTCACCGAGCACCACCGCGACGGTGCACTCGTGGGAGAACGTGCATGCCCCGCACCTGAGCCCCAGCCTGCGGACCACCACGCTCGACCTGGACGCCGTGCCGCCACCCAACCCGACCACGGCCAAGACGCTGATCTCCACCGACGCCACGAAGAACACGTACAAGATGGGATTCTTCTACGTGTTCGAGAACGAGATCGGGGAGTCTGCCCCGTCGAAGATCACCGAGATCAGGATGCAGCGGCCTCAGTCGAACTGGGAGTGGCTGCGCTACGACACCCACGACATGAACAACATCCCGCAGGACGCCACGATCGCCACGGATGTGGCCGACCTGTGCGGCGACCAGCTGGTGGCGTGGATGCCGAAGGATGTGTACGACAGCGCGTTGGCGTCCGGTGCCGTGCGGTGGCACCTGTACACGTTCTCCTGGTCGGACCAGGACCCGGTGCCGGTGGAGGCGAAGCTGGCCGGCACCCGTGAGCTGTACCCGGACCAGGTGTCGCGGCAGTCCGGCAACTCGCTGCCGTACACGAAGGGCTGCTGGATCAACATCAACCCGAGCCGGAAGTTCACCCTGGACCTCCAACCGCTGCCGACGCGGGAGAACCGGGTCAACTACTCGAATCCTCCGAAGGCCCGCAACGGCCTGGTGGCCGCCGACCGGATGATCATGGTGGGTGACGCGGACGCCCCGGCGTCGATCAGGTGGACGTCGAACCGGCCGGGGGAGTACACGAAGTTCACCGCTCACAAGGGCGGCGGGGTGAAGACGCTGTCGTCGGGAAACCTGAACATCCCCGGTGCGGTGGTGCTGTGGCAGAACCCGCAGTCGGTGGACACGCTCACCATCCTGTGCATCGGCAAGGACGGCACGTCGGTCTGCTACTACATGTCGCCGGCCGATGTGACCGCGCAGACCTCGTCGACCCAGGTGATGGGATTCGAGGAGACGACGAACACCCCCGGATCAGTGGCACCGTACGGTGCGCTGGTCCACAACAACGCGATGTTCCGGCCGACGGACAGGGCGCTGCTGAAGTCCACGGCGCAGAACTACAACATCAACCACAAGACGCTGAGCGACGACATCTCCAACATGTGGGAGCGGTTGCAGGCGAAGCACTGGATCCTCAGCGCCGTGCACGACAACCGTCTGTACTTCCTGGTGAACAACCCGTCCGGTGCCCCGGTGGAGGACGGATGCCTGGGCAACGAGATCTGGATGTACGACATGATGGGCGGCGAGTCCGGCACCTGGTCGCGCTTCCTGATCCAGGCGTGCGGGCTGAGCGTGATCGAGTACGGGGAGATGGTGTACATCGGGGTGGTGCGCCCGGACGGGCTGTACTACCTGGACCCCGATGCCCGGATGGACGACTACGTCAAGTCGGACCGGACGGTCCAGCAGCGTCCGATCCCCTGGTTCTTCGAGATGAACACGCAGGGCGCGAACAAGGCTCACGACGCATGGGCGCACCTGCAGCAGGTCACCCTGACGCTGGGGGATTTCACCGGGGCGATGGAGTACGGGATCCGCGCCAAGACCATCAACGGGTCGAAGATCGACGTGAAGAAACGCTTCACCGACTATGCGGGTTCTGACATCGAGGATCTGTCGTGGGAGGCGCAGGACTCCTTACTGGTGCGCCGGGATCTGATGGAGTGGTTCTTCTACGCCCGCAGCGTTCCGGATACGCCGGGGTGGGGACAGTTCAACACTGTGCAGTACCGCTACACGCCTGTGAGCGTGAACGTCGGTTACGAGTACGGCAGTGTGGAGACCTTCGAGTATGCGCGGAACGTGCAAAGGGGCAACGATGCGCTGTACCGGAACGGGATTCCTGAGCCGGCACAGGACTTCGGACGATTGTAGACAGTTGTAGACAGCGAAAAAAGCCCCTTTATAGAGGTGTATATATAAGAAAAGGGGGCTTTTTTCGTTGTCTACAAGTGTCTACACCCCCCGGCGCACCGGGGTCTGGGGTAGGGTCGAAGCGCAGAGAAGCCCTGTAACGGCTCGTAGACCACCTAGGAGGGTCTGTGTCCCAGCAGTACAAGAGCGTCCTCTACAAGCAGTTGAGGGACGCCGGAGTACCCATCACGAAGCACTACCGGGAGTGGTCGGTGGACGAACTGACCGCCACTCTGACCAGTCACGGGCTGGTGCCGGTGCCTGACACGGCGCCAGACGCCCAGGAAGGCCCCTCTGGGGCGTCGAGTGCCGAGGTGGAGGAATCACCCCCGGCCGCCTACTTCGGCTACGAGGACCCCTCTGCTGCCCCGGCAACCAAGCTTGAGGAGACGACCGTCGTCATGTCGTCACAGCCCAACCCCGACGAACTGCCGGGGCAACGGCTCAACACCAACACTCTCGACGACGTGATCCGCGTAGACGAGCATGGCCGCAAGTGGCACCAGGAGGAAGTGCGGAAACCCGCATACCCGAAACCCCGCGGCCGGCGTGTCCTGAAATACATGGATACCGGGGTGCGCAAGGAGACGGTGCAGCAAGGGGAGTACGTCGAGACCTTCGAGGTCGCCGGCAACGAGGCATCCCGCCCAGCCGAGGTGAAGATCACGCTGCCCTCCTACCAGGTCGGCATCTACACCGACCCCAGGTTCCCGTTCAAGATCCACTGCTACGACGGACGGGAGGGCTTCGACCTCGCCGAAGTCCAGAACTACTACGGCGGAAGCCATCTCGTGCCCGACTCGTGCAAGCGGGTCTACATCGAGAACGAACTCTGCTACGACATCCGCACCGTCATCCGCACCATCCAGGCCGAGCACCGCCACCTCCAACTGACAGGGAAGATCCAGTGACCGAGTCCACCGAAGAGCAGCTGACCGTCGACGACATCCTCAACGATGGAGTCGTCGAGTACCACGCGATCCTGCAGGTCTGGCAGGAAGTCCTCGAATCGTCCAAGATGGTGCGGCAGGAACGCATCACCCCGCAGTGGGCGCTGCGCGTGGTCACCACCCACGCCGACGTCCACTTCTCGGACATGACGGACTACCGGGACCTCTACTACCAGTCGATCGACGAACTCGCCGACGCCCTGCGCACCGAGATCGAGACCGACGACGAGTGCCTGAAGATCACCACGCCGGAGGAGGATGCGGAGCGGAACACCTTCCACTACCTCAACGTCATCATCTCCTGGCAGAAGATCATCCTCACCTGGGAGCTGGACTGGGACGTCGACGACATCGACGCACCCGTGCGGCTGGCCGTCATCTCCGACGTCCACAAGATGTTCTTCGGCGAGGTCGGCCTCACCAGCCTGCTCGACCAGATCAACTTCGACTTCAGCGAGGACTCTCAGGACCTGCTCCGCGCCGAGCTCGAGGAGCTGAAGCAGAACTGGACCGGCGATGAGTGAGGACACCCGTGAAGTCGTGGATCTACCGAACATGGGAGACGCTGCGTTCGGTGCTCTCATGGACGCACTGGCGCCAGAAGAAGGCGCTGCAGCAGTGGGAGACGGAGCAACGCCTGTTGCTGCAGATGCGACTGCAAAACCGGATGCTGCTGATGGAGGCGCTGACTCCACTGGCGGCAGCCCTGCAGCGCCTGGACAACCTGCAGCAGCAGCAGTGGCAGAAAACGCACCTGCACCTGCTGCACCAGGAGGAGCTGCTGGAGGAGATACTGAACAGCCTGCAGCCGCCGGCCAGCCAGCAGATCTTCCAGCGGATTGGACAGCCGACGCCGCCGCCTACCTCCCGAAACTGGGCCAGCTGACCACCACCATCGAGGAGAACCTGACCAAGACCTTCCAGCAGGAGGCCTTCGACCAGGCGCGTAAGGACTACGAGAAATACTTCGAGGCGCTGGAGAAGCACCCCCGGCTGCTGGTGGGCACCGAGGTGCCGGCCATCGGCGAGGAAGGGATGGAGCGGCTCAAGGACAGCGACGACGCGAAGGAGTGGCAGGAGGCCGTCCGCGGCCTGCTGGTGCAGGAGATCCGCGACGAGGCGCAGAAGAAACTCGACGAGTCCCGCGGCTACCTCGACACGCTGCACGCCAGTGTCGACCTGTTCAAGAACAACCCCGATCTGATCCCCGGTACCAAGACGTTCGACAAGGCGCTGGCAGACGAGTTCGCCAAGATCGCGCAACCGTACGAGGTGCGCAAGGACGGCAAACTGCAGGGCTACAGTGTCCCGGTGCAGCCGATCATCGAGGCGTTGCGCACGAAAAAGTCGCAGGAGGCTGCTAGCGTGCAAGGGTCGAACTCCACCTCGACCCCTGCCCCGCCTGCGGCCGCACCCCCACCCGAGCAGCCGCAGGCGGGGATTCCCTCCAAAGCAGGCACGTCCGCCGAGAAGGAGGACTTCTCCACGCTGTTCGGCACAATAGGATTGCCGAACCTACAGATCTGAGAGGATCACGGAGATGACCGTTCAACCGCAAGCCGGCACGACCACCACACCCCACGACGCCACACAGTTCAGCAACCCTGCACAGTCTTCGCCGGCCGAGACCGAGGCTGCCGAGCGTGCCGGGGTCAAGGCCGCGGCCGACGCCTACGACCGCGAGTTCAAGTCGTCGGCCCGGATCTACAAGGGGCTGACCGCAGAGCCCGTCGCCCCGGAGCCGGAGCCGGAGCCGGAGCCGGAGCCGGAGCCGGAGCCGGAGCCGGAGGGTGGCGCCGTCACGCCCGAACCCGACACCACGGGCCAGACCCAACCACCCCCGCCAGCCGGTTCCGACGAGCCCGACGACGCCGTCGAGGAGACCGTCGTCATCGAGCCCGTGGCGAACAAGAAGCGCCGCACCAAGCGGTAGAGGAGGGGTCACATGGCGATGTCGAAGCCGAGGCCCAAGCCCAAGGCGAAGCCCAAGTCCCGTCCGAAGTCAGGACGTAAAGGCTGCTGATGCCGTCCTTCCCCGTCTACTACAAGCCGAGGCCGTACCAGCAGGATCTGCACCGCCTCTGGCGAAATCACCGTTACGGTATTGCGGTGCTGCCCCGGCAGACGGGGAAGGACGTCGCAGCCTCGATGGAACAGTGCGACGCCAGGCTGCGCACACCCAAGACGACCGGCGTCTACATCTCCCTGTCCAACCCGATGATCCGCGACATCCTCTGGGACAAGACCTACATCGACCCGGCATCGGGCGAGTACATCCGCGGTCTGCAGGACAACGTGCCCGACGGCGCGGTGGACTGGAAGGCCACGGTGATGGAGGGCAGGTTCGCCAACCACAGCCGGCTGAAGTTGCAGGGCTACTTCCAGTCCGGCCAGGACAAGGCCGGTGTCGGCACATCGTTCCAGGACTACACGATCACCGAGCTGGCGCTGTTCACCCGGGAGGATCCGATCCCCCGGCTCATGCCGATCCTCGAGAACCGCGCCGAGAACAAGCGGCTCATGGTCGTGTCCACGCCACGAGGGAAACGGCGCAACCCGCTGTGGCAGCTGATGGAGTCGATGCGGGACAACCCCGAGGCGAAGATCATCACCCGGGACATCGACGACATCAACGCCATCATGAAGCGGGAGGGTCTGCCCGTCGTCCTCACCGAGGAGGAACTGGAGCGGATCAGGGACACCTACCTGAAACGCTTCGGGAATGACCGGATGTTCGAGCAGGAATACTACTGCTCGTTCGAGGAGATGGACGCCGCTGCTGTGTACGGCGAGGCGTACATGAAGATGGTCGAGGACAAGAGGGTCCACAACTTCAATCTCGACCAGGGCCATCCGGTCTACGTCGCCTTCGACATCGGCTCCTCCGGTATCCAGTCCGACGCCACATCGTGGGTGGCGTTCCAGTGGATCAACGGCCGGCTGTTCCTGTTCGACTGCGGTGAGGGGCACGGCAAGGCGCTGCCCGAGTACGTGGACGACCTGCAGGTGAAGCCGTGGTTCAACCGCATCTCCTCACTGATCCTTCCGTGGGACGGCGAGCATCACGAGCGTGCCATCAACACCACCCCGGCCGACATGATGCGGCAGCGGTTCGGCAACGTGGCCGTGCTCGCCAAGTCCAACAAGGTGTGGAAGATCCCCGGCTCGAGATCAGGGGACTACACGATCGTCACGGACATCCAGCAGACGCGGATGATGCTGTACAACACGATCGTCCACGAGGACAACTGCCAATGGCTGCTGGAATGCCTGGAGAACTACAAGTACGAGTTCAACACCCGGCTGCAGATGTGGACCCAGCAGCCGATGCACGACAAGTACAGCCACATGATGGACGCGCTGAGGTACGCGGTGCAGGCGGTGAAGGAACTCGACTTCTTCAACGGAAAGTTTTTCGACCACTCCGGGCAGCGCACCCAGTCGGTGTCGTACGAGGAGGATTGGAGCGCGGTATGGGCCTGAAGCGTGTGGTCACCATCCGGCAGGCGATGCAGATGGTGGCGGACAACCCGGAGATCACCACCGACGACCTGATCTCCCTGCCCACCCACGAGCTGGTGGTGCGCACCCTGTTCGAGATCGCCAACAACGCCAACTCCGACGAGCGCGGTGCCGCCGCCAGGGCCAACGCCGCACGCGGCATGATCTTCAACCGGCTGGTCGGCCGGCGCCGGCCGGGCTCACATCCGGCCACCAAGCGGAAACTCGACATCGAGTTTGAGGACCTGACCGGAGGGGAGCTGAGGGCATGAGCGATGTCGTCCCCGTCCACCGCTGGCGCACCCGGGTGCCGGAGGCGCACCGCGCCACCCTGGACACCCGTCTGCTGTGGTTGTGGCACCAGCGGTTCGGCACCGTGCAGATGGTCTACAAGGAGTCGCCCGATCTGCTGGACAAGACCGCGTCCACTCTGATCCTGCAGGCGATCATCAGCCGCGACCTGGACTCCATCCAGCAGTTGTTCCAGCGATTGGAGGGCGGGGCGATGTTCGACAAGGAGTTCATCGACTCCGACGACGAAGCCCTACGCGTCTGAGGCCGTGCGCCCTGCGCCACTTGTTCTGCCAGAACAGCGCCTCCGGCCGCTGACACGGCACGCACATGCACTTGCGCGGCTTGACCATGTGGTCGTAGGCGTCGGTGTCAGGCCTGGTGACCGGCATCAGCCGCAGATCGTCGGGCAGCAGGTCCAGCGGCAGGAACCACAGCGCGTGGAACCTGACGGCCCCGGGGACATCCGGCTTGCGCACGGTGTTGGTACGCAGCTCGTCCGGCATCGGGGTGTACCGGGCGTAGTTCGAGTAGATCCTCGTCCCGTCCTCGAGGATCTTGATCGGACCACGGTCGGTCATCCCAGCCACATCCCCAGCAGGAAGCCGACGGCCAGGAAGAACCAGGTGTACAGGGCCAGCAGCAACCAGGCGGCACAGCCTGTGGCACGGTGTTCGCTCATCTCAGCCACGCTCCCAGCAGGAAGCCGACGCCTATGTAGAACCCGACCAGCGCGAGCAGGATCAGCACGGCGGCACGGCCCGACACGGCCGGACGTTCGCTCACGGGTACAGCACCCCTTCCGAATACTCCGCCCACAGTGTCAGGGTCATCGGCCGGTGCCGGCGGATGTAGTAGCCGGGCCTGACCTTGTACGCCTTCGGCACCTTCTTGCCGCAGATGTAGGTGGAGTACGGCTTGCCGAAGTAGTACGCCATCACCTTGTTGATCTTGCGGAGATCGCTGCGCCATGACTCGTGCGGCCCCTGCCGGTCTGGCGGCGTGGCCATCACATCGGCGATGCGGATGCCGGTGGCCCACTCGTAGATCATGGCCGCCGACACCCGGTGCCCGTGCTCCGGCGAGAGGTTCCGCAGGAACTTGCGGCACTCGCGTTCCCACGCCACGAGGTGCGGGTTCTCCTTGACCAGGAACTTGTCCTTCGTCACCGGCATCTTCGCCCGCATATCGTCCGGCAACACAAGCTGGTCGATGCGGGCCGACGCCCGCGCGGGTGCTGCATCAGACGGCAGCACCCGCAGATCAGCGTCTTCCTTCTTGAACCTTTTCTTCAGCTCTACCTCAGCTGCTGACAGGAAGGACTGCGAAGTATCTGACATGTCAGCAGCATAACCCCCCTGAAAAAAAGAGAGGTTCCGATGCGTATGCACCGGAACCCCTCTTCTCCTCTCAGCCTCTCGGCCTCACCTCTCCACCCAGCGCCGCGTAGCCTGCGATGTCCACCCAGTTGTCCCACTTGCTCGGACTCGTGACCAGACGACCCACCTTCACCAGGATCTGCATGACCGCCACGTCGTGCGCCGTGAACGTCACGCCCTTGTACGCCGACCACAGGGCTGCGGTGTCACCGAAGTTGTCCGCCGGATCCCCGTAGTCCTTGTTGCGGTCGGACGACACCAGTGTCGCCGCCTCGTCCAGCAGCAGCTCCCTGTCCGTGACGGCGCTCATGCTGCGTACTTCTCGATGTTGCTGATGAGCTTGTCCGCCTCGTCGATGTCCAGGCCGAGGTCGATGGCACGGTCGTGCACCAACTTCTTCCACCCCGGCACCTGGCCCAGGTACATCTGGGATCCGATGGCGAACAGGGTGGTGTTCCGCCGGCCGGCGGGGATCGCCTTGTTCAGATCGGTGACAAGATTGTCCTGCATAACTGCTACCTCCAATGGGTCTCCTGCATCCAGGAGCTTGATGATCTCGTCGACCACGGATGCGGCCGACGCCTTGCGTGCGAGCAACTGCTGGTGCAGGTACGACGGCAGCGGAAGGATCGGACGATCGTTCCACCGCTGCTGCGGGTAGTGGTAGACACACCCCACACCCCGCAGATCCACACCTTGCTGCAGTGCGATCCGGTCGGGCAACTGTGCGTAGCCCTTGTCCAGATCCCAGATGTCGTCCGGTATCGCGTAGAACAGGTGATACCCGTTCCCGCTCTTGGACGTCTCGGCCAGCGTGTAGGGCAGCATGCCCAACTTCTTCACGCCGTCGAACCCACCGTTCTTCCCGTCGATGTCGAGGCACACCAGGCGCATCGACCGCATGACGTAGGCCAGGGCCCACCGTCCCTGCTCGTAGCCGGGAAGCACCGGCCTGCCACTGAACCTGCCTTTCATGTACAAGTCCATGAACGTGGTGTCCCCCCAGCCCTTGGTGGTCTTGCCGTCCGGCCAGGCACGCAGAACTGCTACGCCCTTGGGTCCGGAATACTTGACCAGCTCGGACGGGATCGCCACGTCCTTGTCGTACTTCTCATCCATCCACCACGGTGTCATCGTCAATCACCTCCACTGCTCGGTGGTGCTTGAGGACACGCGCCGCATCGGGCTTGAAGCCCTCCACGGTGCGGACCTTCGTCACCTTGTTCCCCTGCCGTATGGATTTGCGCGGCCCCACCTGCAGCACGGTGCGCAGGTTGCGGGCCACATCGTCGTCGGCGTACACACCGACGTCGCCGAGTGTCAGCCGCCAGGACTTGAACTTCTGCACGGCGACGCTCATGTCCTTGCCGATCAGTTCGTCGGCTCCGGCCGGCCCGCCCTTGTCCTCGAGGTTCATCAGGAACTGCAACTCCTGCGAGTTCGAGATCATGTGCTCGAGCTTCAGCTCGATGCTGCGTGCCGTCGGTGCCAGCATGATCTGCACCTCCTGCTCCCGGACGTAGTTGTCCACCATCAGTGACAGCAGTGCGCCGGTCACCTCGGGTGAGGTGGCCCAGCGGTAGAACATGCGGTCCTCCTGGTACACGTTCGGGAACTCGAACCTGGCTATCCGAGCCTGCAGTGCCGAGGACTTGTCCCTCGACTTCGGCTCACGGTTCAGGCCCTCGATGAACAGCCCGTTGGTGCTGGCCATCGTGGGCTGGTTCTGATACAGCCTGCGGATCGGAACCTCCTCGCCTGCGATCAGCGACTTCTCGTTGCCCGAGTCCTTCAGGTACGAGGCCGGTCCGTCCTTCACGATGTTGACCAGCTTGTTCATCAC